GTTATATTAAATACTACATTCACAGCTACAGCACAAACATCGTACATTTATTTAGAAGCACCAAGTGTACAATTAGATGTAGATTTTGTAAGAATATCTAGAAATGATATTGCACCAAGAAAATTAAGTTATCTATCATATGATCAATTTTTACAAAATAGAAAACCTATAGATGATGTTAATAATAGTAGTCAGTATGATACACCATTATATGTTTATAGAATACCTAGTTATACATCTTTTGGTATTAGCCCGATTCCAAATACAAATGAATATGCTGTAAGTTATGATTATTATACTACTCATTCAGATTTATCAGCTCATGGTGATACAATGTCATTACCTGATAGATTTGCATCATTAATTGTAGATAGATCAAAATATTATACATATATGTTAAGATCTGATCCGCAACATGCACAATTAGCAGATAGAGATTTTCAAAGAAAATTAAGATTATTAAAAACAGATTATGCTACTAAAGCTGATTATATGAGATCAGATGTAATAGCTGAAAGTATAACTACTAGTATAGGAACAGTTGGATAATGCCAGCAACAGATTTAATATCACCATTTGTTGTAAGTTGTGCAGGTGGATTAACACTTAATAAAGATGTGTTTTCTATGCAACCTGGAGAAGCTCTTATACTACAAAATTTTGAACCTGATATTAAGGGTGGATATAGACGTGTCAGTGGAACAGCACAATATAATACTACAATAGTGCCACAAGGTTCTAGCAATAGTAGCTTAGTGGTTGATTGTTCAATAATATTTAATGGACAAATAATTGCAGCTAGAGGTGGAGATATACATAGAGGTACAACTTCTGGTAGTTGGACAAGTTTAACTACAGGACTAGGCACATCAAGTAGAGCATATGACTTTGAAAAATTTAATTTTAATGGAACTGATAAATTAATTATAGCAACGGGCCATTCAGCTGCACAAATAATTAATACAAGTTTTGCAGTTGATGTTGTAAATGCAACAGGTGGTGGAACAGCTCCAACTAATCCTAAGTTTGTTAAAGCATTTCAAAATCATATGTTTTATGCAGGTGCATCTAATTCACAAGAAATTATATTTAGTGTACCATTTGAAGAAGATAATTTTACATCAGCTAGTGGTGCAGGATCATTTAAAGTTGATTCTACAGTAGTTGGTATGAAAGTATTTAGAAATGAATTAATTATATTTTGTCAAGATAGAATTTATAAATTAACAGGAACATCATCAAGTAATTTTGCAGTGCAAGAAGTTACACGAAATATTGGATGTAGAGATGGTGGTAGTATTCAAGAGATTGGTGGTGATGTTATATTTTTAGCACCAGATGGTTTAAGAACTATTGCTGGTACAGCAAGAATTGGTGACGTTGAACTTGGATCTATATCTAGACAAATACAATCTAGAATTGATGAAGTTACATTAGATAGAGTAACATCTTTAGTTATTAGAGATAAATCACAATATAGATTATTTTATCCAGTAACAGCTACAGGCCAATTATCATCAAAAGGAATTATAGGAGTATTAAAAAATAATCCTAATACAGGATCTATAGGATTTGAATATGCAGATATAGTTGGTGTTAAACCAGCTTGTACAGATTCAGATTTTATAAGTAATGTTGAAACTCAAGTATTTGGTGGTTATGATGGTTTTATATATAAAATGGAATCAGGTAATACATTTGCAACAGGTGCAACAACTACAACTATACAGGCAGTATATAGATCACCAGATATGGTAATGGGTGATCCAGGATTAAGAAAATATATGCAAAGAGTTAATTTAAACTATGAAGGTGAAGGAACAACTATTGATGCAAACTTAGCTCTTAGATATGATTATGATGATCAGAATACTCCACAACCAGCAAAAATAGCACTACCTAGTGTAGGTGGTGCAGGAACATACGGAGCAGCTAAATATGGTCAAGCACTATATGATGCATCAGGTGTTCCACTAGTAAGACAATCAGTAGAAGGTTCGGGATTTGCAGTAGCACTACAGATAGATGATCAAAATAGTGCAGACTCATTTTCAGTAAAAGGCTTTCAATTAGAATTTACCCCAGGAGGAAGAAGATAATGGCAGGCTATTCAGCACGACAATCCAGCTTTACAACAGGTGATACTATCACTGCTGCTCACAGCAATGATGAGTTTAACCAGGTACTAGCTGCATTTCACGCAACTACAGGACACTCGCATGATGGTACTGCGGGTGAAGGTGGACCTATTAGCACTCTTAGAGATGCTGATAGTAATAACAAAATATTAGTTGATACAACAAATAATCATTTAGAATTTTATGTAGAAGTATCATCAGCTGCTGTACAGCAGTTAAGAATACAAGATGGTGCTATTGTACCTATTACAGATAATGATATAGACTTAGGAACTTCCTCTCTTGAGTTTAAAGATTTATATGTAGATGGTACGGCATATGTTGATGCTATTAATTATAATGGTACAGCTATAAGTGCTACAGCGGCAGAACTTAATATACTGGATGGTGTAACTTCTACAGCAACAGAATTAAATATAATTGATGGTGATACAACAGCTACTTCAACAACAGTTGCTGATGCTGATAGAGTTGTACTAAATGATGGTGGTACAATGAAACAAGTTGCAGTTACAGATTTATCTGCATACTTTGATGATGAGATTACAGCAATGCCTAATCTTACATCAGTTGGAACACTTACAACTTTAACAGTTGATAATATAATTATTAATGGAACTAATATAGGTCATACATCTGATACAGATGCTTTAGCTATTGATTCAAGTGGTAATGTAACAGCATCACAAAATTTAACTGTAACTGGAGATCTTACAGTATCTGGTGATGATATTACTATGGGTACAAACACTGCAGGACATTTATTAATTGCAGATGGTACAAACTTTAATTCTGTAGCAGTAGGATCATTATCAGAAATATCTACAGTTGCTGGCGATGATGTATTTTTAGCAGTTGATACTTCAGGTGGTGGTCTTAAAAAAATTCAAAGATCAGCAATAGTTGCAGGACTTGCTACATCAGGTGCAATCTCAAACGTAGTTGAAGACACTACACCACAATTAGGTGGTAATCTTGATATGAATGGTGCAGATATTGTTACTACTTCAAATGCAGATTTAGAATTAGCACCAAATGGCACTGGGCATGTAACTGTTAAAGGTAATACAAATTCAGGTGCAATACAATTTAATTGTGAGTCTAACTCTCATGGGCAAATTGTAAAAGCACAACCACACTCAGCAGGTGTTACAAATGAAATGTTATTGCCAGCAGGTTCTAGTTCAACTCTAGTATCATTAGTATCTACAGATACATTAACAAACAAAACATTAACAACACCAGTTATTGCAGAAATAGATTCTGGTTCTACTATTACACTTGATGCAACTACAGATATAGTTTTAGATGCTGGAGGTGCTGATGTAATATTTAAAGATGATGGAACTAGTATATTAACATTAACAAATAATTCTACTGATGTTGATTTTACAGTTGCAACACAAGATAAAGATATTAATTTTAAAGGTGATGATGGTGGGTCAGGTATAACAGCATTAAGTTTAGATATGTCAGATGCTGGTACAGCTATATTTAATCATGATATTAAAATAGCTGATGATGGTCAAATAGGATCAGCTTCAGATCCAGACGCTATGACAATTTCATCAAGTGGGGTTGTGACATTTAGTCAAGCTCCTGTATTTCCAGATGGTGTTGTACCTTTAGTAGATTTAGATATTGATGGTGGCACAGATATTGGTGCAGATTTAACTACATCAGATTTAATTATAGTAGATGATGGTGCAGGTGGCACTAATAGAAAAGCTGCATTATCTAGACTTACAACTTTTATGACTGGGCAAGGATTTAGCACGGATGACCCAACAGCTTTAGCTATAGCTCTTGGATAATAATCATTGACTTTTAAAAAAATAACGATATAATATATAAGTAAATAGGAGAAAATAAATGGCAAATACTTTTAAGGTAGTAACATTTGCAGCAGAACCAGCTAGTGCTGT